GCAAAAAGATAACGCTAGCGCAACGAATGCAACCCAAGTGTAGTCTTGAATGAATGACGCAATCTCGCGCGCTGGTGCAATGGCAGGCGCAGCAGCCGTCAAACCTGACACGATAGCGGCAGGCACAGCGGCCTTGATCGTGCGGCTCTCGGTTAGGGTATGCCGGACGTTCTTGATGGGTGTCAGGAACAGCTCGCTCTCTGCCTTGCGGCGCTTGATAAGCCCGGCGTACTGACGACCACCTGCGTAGACCCACTTGTGGAACTCTTGGCTGGCCATGTTGCGCTTACCCATATTTAGGTTTTGCAGCAGCGTACTGCTCGTCAGCCCTTGGATGCCAACGTTGTAAGTGAAGGACACCAAAGCGTCGAACTGGTTTTGATTGATGTCTACCAGCACAGCAGCGCGAACGGCATTCTCATAGCGCGTGATCGTCTTCAAGAACATATCGACCACCTTGCCATGCGTGTAGGTGTCACCCTCGCGCAAGTAGTCCACGTCATGTGTTGTCGTCCCGTAGCCAACTGTCAGAATGGGCGTAGACGCCAACTTGTCAGTGTACACCGTGCGGTACTTTAACGGTGTCTCGCTTGGTCCGCCGGGGAACGGGGTGGTGCCGTCAACTAGCTCAAGCGACACCCCCGCCTCGTAGTAAGCGATTAGCGCTATGCCGCGCTCGCTTAGCCGCATCATTGCATTGCCGCCACTTTGCGCTCAACTTCCTCGCGGAACGCTGGGTCACGCCGGTAACGCGGGTCTTGCATTGCGCTGACCATCTCGGCTGTAGACCGGAAGCCGTCGGGCTGTGCCTGACCGCGACCACTGACCGTCTGCCGTGGCTCTTGCGCGCCGGTCGCCGACGCATAGTCTGTGCGGATTTGGTTCATCGCCATTTTAACCGTCGTCACGTCATTGGAGTTGAGCATTTCGTTAAGGCGCTCAATCATCGTCTCGTCATAAGACTGCCCTGCCCACGCTTGCATCTGAGACACCATCTCGTCACCGCCAAACTCATTGACGATAGACTGTCTGTTGGCCTCCGCTTCCCGCACGCGCATGTCGCGGACTTGTTCGACAAAGGAACGCGGGATGCCCATCTTTTCAAAGTTCTCAATGGTTGCCTCGCTCAGCTCACCGCTGTTCTCCAAGAACTCTTGCTCTGCCGAGGTGATGAGACCATCCATTTCGGGCGTTGGCTCACGGCTTCCCATTTTCTTCTCAAGTTCACCGTAAGACTTGGCTAAGTCCTCCGGCGTCTTGAACTTCTCGGGTAGCCACTCGGGGCGCTGCTGCTCAACTGGCGTCTCCTCTGCGGGAGCTTGCCCGGCTTCCATCGCCGCCACCTGTTCCTCAAGGGACGGCGGTGCGGCTTGCTCTTGGTCGGGCATGGGTAAGTTAAGTTGTTCAGTGGTCATTGTGTAGCTTCACCTTGTTGCTTCTGCATGTATTGCTCTTGCGCGGCGGCAACGGCTTGCGGTGCTGCGCTTTTGGCAATCTCTGCGGCTTGTTGTTGTTGCATGGCTTGCTGTTGAGCCATCTGCTCTTGCTGCCGTTGCTCAGCCGACTTGACGAGACCGTCCATCTCGATGCCAAGGGCAGCACCGGTCCGCTTAACGAACTCGTCCATGTTGAGGTAGCCCTGTAGAATCTCAGGACCAAGCTGACCGACAAACTGAAAGAACGTCTGAAGGTTCTGAAGGTCGTTAGCGCGACCAAGTGCAGCCGTGCCTGTCACGATGCTCGGCTCAACCATACCGTCTTGTAGCTTTGGCAGGCGTTGCTGCTGCTGCATGCGTTCCATCAGTCGCCGGACAAAGACCAACTGGAACTCGTTGGACAGCATGGAGTAAGTGCCGCCAAGGGCTGTCTCAAGGGCGTTGATCTGAGCGCGAACCTCAAAGGCCGTCGTGCGCTCGCTGTTCCTGACCACACTGTCATAAAGCATGAACGCCTGACCAAGCCGCTGCTCGATAGATTGCGCGACAGAAGACGCCACGCTCATGTCAGCCTGCTTGTTGACCTGCACAGTCGAGACCTCGTTGGCGTTACCGGACTTAAAGTCCCCGCTGTTTGCTTCAGCTAGGTCTTGCACGCGGGTCGTGCCGTTTGGAGCTACAAGGAAGACAACCTTGCTACTGGCAGCGCTTGCCTCAAGGATTGCTTGGCTGAGACCTTCAAGGCTAATCAGGTCGCCGAGGTATTCCTCAACGAACCCTCGCCCATAGTCCTCACCGTCAACACGGTTCCAGCGCAGGGCCATCATGGGAGGCTTGTCGAGCGGCCAGCTTCCTTCGGAGCCGGGTACGACCTGACCACCTAAGTCTTGGTAGACTAACCACTTGCCGTCCTCGATGTAGAACTTAGTGAACAGCTCGATGTCGTCTTTCTGCCCGTCAATCAACGCTGCGGTGTCAGGGCTGAGAACTGCCGGACTGACTTGCTCTTTGATGATGACCTCAAGCAAGTTGCCCACGCTGTCTCGGACGCAGACGTACTTGTCTATGCCGTAGACCTTGGCACCGCCTGAGCGCGGCAAGTACATTAGGGCGTTACCGCCGATGATTAGGTGCTTGAGCATCTCGAACACTGGGGCGCGTAAGCCCTCGCGCTCAATCTCGCCCATCACTGCACGCTCAATGCCTGACAGCTCAGCCTCGACTGCGCCGTAGAGCTGCTGCTCCTCTGCTAGCTGCTGAGCCTCTTGGTCCTGCAAGGTAAGCCGGAAGAACGGGGTGTTAGGTGGGAGCAGTGACAGGAGCAGACGTGCTGCTAGATTGTTGACGCCCCGGCTACCGATGCCTTGATATGGTGTGTAGAAGCGGCTTGCACTGCTGTGGCCGCTTTCTGGGATCAACGTGGGTAGTGTCAGTTTTGCGCACTCTCGGGCGCGCTGTAGGAAAGTCTCTCGTAGGGAACTCAGGGCTTCAAAGCGCGAGGCGCAGTCACTTTCGACTAACATTAAGGCCAACTTTCTTGGCACCCGTATTGATTGGAGCTGACACCTGCGCGTTACTTGGCCGTCTTACGCGGAGCGCTAGGGATTTGTTGGTCTTGCCGCCTGCCATCGCAGGTGCGCTTTGCTTCGGGCCAGCTTCCTCGACAGGGGCAGCGGTCGGCTCAGGCGCACGCACGATGATAGGTGGCTGTGGTGGGAGCATGGGCATAGGCGCAGGCCGTGGGGCCGGGGCGCTTCCGCCGCCAAATAGACACATTTTAAGTCACCTTTCGGTCCATTAGGTTGTCGTTTTGTTGCTCGTATAATAGCGCAAGATGCCGCAAAACGCGAACTGCGCCTACGGCCATCCAGATTTCACGCTCGCTAGCCTCCGGTGCTGGCACTTGGTCAGGAAAGACGTCCGCCAAGTAAACCAGTAGGTCGGGCTTGATGACGGGCTGCTCAACTGCCACAGGTGCCGCCCCCGCTGATGTCACACATGTCATGGGTCTCCACGAACGTGATGCCCTGCTGGTTGCTGGCCTCACTGTACGGCACGCTGGTCAACGGCTGACCGCCACGGCTACCGTCTGCATAGAAGGTCAAACCGCGCAAGCCGTGTGCGTACTTGGCAATGAGTGCCGCGTAGTCATCCACCGTGTCATCATTGTTCAAGTCGCTACCCCACGCAGGCAGGTTGATCGTTGAGCTAATGGCGTGATCGACGTACTTCTGCATCTCGTATTGGAACTTCACGCGGCGCTCGGGGTCAGCCGCCAAGTCCAAGGCAGACTCGATCTTCTCAGGCTCCACGCCGTACATGTCAATGACAGACTGCGCGGCTGAATCGACCACGTATTGATACTGCCACGTATCGTCAGGGCCAAGCCACCTGCGCTTGTACGCTACGCTGAACAGTGGCTCGATGCCCGTGGTAGTGCCAGCCAGAATGCCAATAGAACCTGTCGGCGCGATAGCGCGCTTGCCTGCTGGCTCATTGACGCTGAAGCGGTTAGCGAGCTGCTTGGCTGTGCTGTCGCTGGTCGCCTCGTAGATGCGCATCCAAGCGTGTAACTCGTCAGTCATTTCGTAGCGTTCGCCACGGCTAATCAGCCATTCGTGTACGCCCATGAGACCAAGGCCGAGACGTCTATTCTTGCCGCGCGTCTGTTCCACCTTGTCGTAAGGGACCGCACTGCTCATGGTGCCGCACAGAAGGAACGCAGTCGCTAGCTCGACAGCCTCGCGGAAGTCCTCGATGTCGTCAAAGCGTGACATGTTAAGCGAGCCGAGGTTGCAGACGTCACTGTCATCGGCTGATGTGATTTCGCAACAGGCATTTCTCAATGTTTCCAGCGACTTAGCACCAAAGTTAAACGAGAAGCCCGGTTCGCTAGACTTCATAGCCTGCCGCACGTTCTGCTTAAAGATGCTGCCGACGTCGCCTGTGCGGTTGTAGTGGTCAAGCCACTTGTCACCGTAGTTTAGCGAAATGTTCGTGCCGTCGAGCGGTGCCGGGAAGTTGAAGTCAAGCTCCTTGACGTCGGCCAGTGACTTGCCCGTGCCAGCAATCTCAATCTTGTCCCAATCCTTCACGTACAACAGCGTCTCGGCGTCGGGGTGTTCAGCGCTCAAGCTGCCGTAGATTGCCGAGCGTCTGTCACCACCCTGCCGGATAGCGCGCCCAATGTCGTTAATCATTATCATCTTGGACACGGGACCAGAAGCCACGCCGCCTGTCCGACCAAGCGGTGCGCCCTTCTCTCGATAGACAGAGTAGTCAACGCCGATGCCCCCGCCCGATGTTAAACATAGCTCTACACGCTTAGATAGGTCGCCCCAATCCTCTCTGGTATCTTCCTCTGCCTTCAGCAAAAAGCAGTTGTTAAAGAACCGTGCGTCGGCTGGTCGGTTAGCGTTGGCGAGATAGCGACCACCCGGCAGAAACTTCTCGTCGATGATGAGCTGCGTCAGCGCTTCTTTGGTGTCTTTAGGGAGACGATGTTGAACCACGTTTTCGACCAGCGCACCGGCCAGCTCTTCCCACGTTTCCGCACCCTGATGCGCGTATTTCTGCTGAAAAATCGTCGCCCCGAACTCATTGCGAAATGTCATTTAAAAAGTCCTCTCGTGCTTCCTGTTCCAAAATTAGCTGACGCAAGTACCACTCAGCTTTTCGTAAGTCTTGTAGGGCTGACCCCTTGT